ATTTCAAGTCTGCAGTGATCGCAGAGGGTGTTGATGAAGACACGGTGGTCGAGTGGTTGCAAGTGAGATCCAAGAAGCGTGCAACGAACTCCAAAACAGCATTCAATGGTACAATGTCTCAAATATCTAAAGCAGGGCTAACACCACAACAGGGCATCACGATGGCAGTCGAGCGTTCATGGTCAGCATTCAATGCATCGTGGATCGACAAGAAGTTATCAGGTACCGGCAACGCATCAACAGCGAAGGATTGGGCATTACAATGAGCAACCTAAAGAAAGTAGTCGCAGAGAAGTGCGTCACTATGATGTCTATTGGCCTCAAGTGGCGACCAACTCACCGTGATGACACCGAGTTCAGAACAATGCTAGGTGTTTATTACAAGGCTTTGGTGAAGGCAGGGTACACTGATAACGACGCGCTACGAGTATCAAAGGCGTGGGATAACCTGATCGGCAGAGAGCGAGAGTGGTTTTATGCTGCAGACCTGCTCATTGAGATCCGGGCCACACAGAACCATCAACGTCAGGCAGCACTGATGGATATGTCGGACGATCAGCGACTAGCAAACCTAAAGAGGCTTGGTGGCATGATGAAGATAGCATTCACAAACACAGGTAGTCGATGAGTCATAGTAAAGAATCACACGACCACGCGCAGCGAGTGCTTACTGCGATGCGTGAGGTGATGGAGACAGTGCCAAAAGAGTACACAATGTCAGTAGTGGCACAACTCTATCTAACAATCGGTAAGCGTTATCACAACAAGAGAAATCAAAATGAACGACAGCAAGCAATTAAATAAACTAGCATGGACAAAATGGTTACAGTACAGACGCACGCAAAAGTTGCCTCGCTACAAGTCTGACCAAATTGCAAACAGACTTATGCTGATTAGTAAGTCCGCACAACGCAGATTGATCGACAGGGCTATAATGCAAAAATGGCAGGGCCTGATCGCTGCACCGTCACCAAAGGCAGATCTATTCAGCGAAGGTGCAACCGCCAAGCAGTACGAGTACATAAAATCTCTATCTACGGAGCTTGGCACGCACGTTGGTCATATTGAGCAGCTAACCAAGTCTGAAGCAAATAAGCTAATCAAGAAGATGAACGAGCAGATCAAGCAGATCGACGCCGACGTAGCTCAACAGCACAAAGCAGACAGCGAGGCATTACGCATAGACCGCCCGGATCAACAAGCGCCAGAAAACAAAGATGCTAATCCGAAGTCGGTTGCTGATACTTTAAGTCACTTTTTTAGCGACATGCCTACGTTGGGATCTGTTAGTGATCTTATTGCTCCGCGACCTATCCCTGTAGCCCGTAAAGAGAAACCGTCTATTGAGCTTACGGAAAGGAACATTAGCGACATAGAGATTCTAGCTGAAGACAGCGGCATGACACCTACAGCATGGTTAGAATACTCAATCGCCGTAATGTTGGACACTCGATACCATAAGGCCCGTCACCAGAGGACTGGCGCATGAAGAAGACAGAACACCAACATCAAGCCGCACTAATCACTTGGGCAAATGCAATGAGCGGACTACATCCAGAGCTCAGGTGGTTACATGCAATCCCTAATGGTGGTCAGCGCAATGTTATTACCGGCGTAAAGCTCAAAGCAGAGGGGGTAAAGGCAGGGGTAAGCGACCTCTTTTTACCCGTAGCCCGGCATGGCTATCATGGGCTGTACATCGAGATGAAGGCTGAGAAGGGCCGGACAAGACCGAACCAGTTGGAGTTCATGGGCTTTGTTACCGGCGAGGGGTACAAGGCTGTCGTATGCCACGACTGGACAGTAGCGCGTGACGAGATCCAGTGGTACCTGAAATGACAACCTATCCAGTGAACACTGATCGAGAAGAGGCAGACTTTCTCGCAATGTTTTGCAAGCGTGATCGTGCCGTTAGTTGGCATTGCTCAATACATGAGGTTAAAGACACCCGCAGCGCAAAGCAGAACAGATTAAGCCATGTGTTGTATGGTGAGATTGAACGTCAGCGGAAAGAGTACACGTCCGATGAGGCTAAAAATATGTCAAAGTATTATTGTGGACTTGGTATAATCATGGCTGAAGAACCACTACTGGCGCCCAAGTATCAGAAGGCCCTTGAGTCTCACGGCTTAGAAGACCGCATAGACATAATGGGCTTGCTGCCAATGACATCACTGTTCACGGTAAAGCAGAAGGCGCTGTACCTAGATAGGATGTACAAGTATTGGGAACAGGCAGGGGTGTATCAACTGCCACGTCCTGATGATTTATATTACGAAGCACTAATGGTGAAGAGATGAAGATCAGCTACATAAATTGGGAGAATAAGTACCCGAACGGATTGATGGGTTGCTATAAAAACAAGATCACGGTTGACCGCCATCATGCGAATAAGGTCACATATATAAACTATGGCAAGCGGTCAATAAAGATTGCTTTCAAAATACTAAAACCGAGAGGCTTGTACTAATGAGCTTTATAAAAGATGTAAAGGTACGCAGCAGCAAGATCCTTAAATCATGCAAGGGTCAGACCTGTAAGCTACGCATAGCAACCAAGTGCAGCTCACAAGATACTGTTGTCGGGTGTCACGTCAGCTTCATTGGTGCGGTGATGGGTGGTAAGGTGTCAGACATATTCATCTATGATGGATGCCACGACTGTCATGCAATTGAGGATGGACGAGCACCAAGACCGATGGGCCTGAGCAGAGAGACACTGGAATGGGCAAGAGCAAGAGCAATGCAGGAAACACAACAACGACTAATCAACGAAGAGCTAATAACAATCAAATGAAAACTACATACACAATATTATCGAGCGTAGACCGACGCACCCACCACATCGTGATGACCGGCAGCAGGAACCCAATAGAGTCAACACCAAGCATACGAGAGGCTGAGAAGATCTTACGCATGTACAACCTCGGTACCCGGCATGGAGTGACTAAGACGCCAATAAGGGCAATGCCGACGTTTGAACCATTACCCCCCGTTCGCAAGACGTTTATGGTACCGTTCCCTAAGTCATACATTACAGCAGCAGCAGCGTACAGATACATTAGGTTTGGTAGAAGAGCGCTCTATGTTGGCTTTGTTGCCGACCAACTTGAAACAACAGTGAACGCACTACGGTACGCATTCAAAGAAATCAACGCAGGAAAGCAGTGTGGTTGAGATAACCAAACGAGATCTGGTGGCGATGGGGGCGAACAAGGACTACTTGTCGCCCGTAACTGCCAAGCGTGCTCTTGAGAAACAACTTGCTTCAGATACATTGACCTTCGTACAAGAAGGGGGGAAAATAGAGATCCTCAAGGCAGGCGACCAAGCAATTGATTATGGTGTCGCTAACAAACGTACAAAGCAACTTAGGTTATAACTTTGGCAGCAAGAAAAAAACTTCCACACGTCCAACGGACACGCGATAAAATTCGCACCAGTATGCTCATTAATCGCCTGCAAGATCATGTACTTGCGGAGGACGATCTAATGTCAGCATCCCAAGTAAACGCAGCAAAGATCCTCATGTCTAAAACATTACCTGACATGCGAACCCTAGAACACGTCATCACTAATGATATGGATGACTTCGACAGCAGAATTGCAGGAATAAAAAATGTATAGCAACGGCAAGAAACTAAAGATCACCATCGACCATGTACTAACAGACGTAGAGTATTGTGAACCTGAAGGTGACCGGCACCAAGTATATGATCCAGTCTCTCACAGCTATTACATAGTGGATCTGGATAAGCCCAAGACAAGGGCTACCGCTACCAAGCGCAAGATTACAACGGACAAGCCTAATGACATCAAGAAGGCGAAGTCAAAGAAGTAGTTCAATCAGCCAACAAGAGAGGAAGTTATGAAAGAGCAAGACCAAGCAGAGCATTACAACACCCAAGAAAAAGAACTACAGCCGATCATGTGGATGCTCTTTGAAGACATTCGGGTGCATGAGCTAGACCTATTGCTACTGTTTCAATTCTCCGTTACCAGTTCAGAGCCATACAGTGACCTATTCCACGATGAGATTATGCGTAGGGTTACAAGCCCTAGAGAAGCGTCTCGTGGATTACGCGCAATGCATGACACTAGCAGCAAGATAGAAATGAATCCTGCAGGCGAGTTGGTCATAGTTAATTTCGACAAGGACGCAGGGTCAGAAGAAGTATTTGAGTAATGACTCTTGACGAGTTCAGAATAGCGGCATCAAACGACTTTGCATTCTATGCAGAGAACTGTCTGCAGATAAAGCACAAGGCAACAGCAACTATACAGCCGTTCAAGGTCAACGATGCACAGAGGATTGTACTCGCTGATCGTGAGCTGCAGTTGCAAGAGCGCGGTTACGTCAGGCAGATCATACTTAAAGGACGACAGCAGGGTGTATCAACATTGATCGGCGGTATCGGTTACCGCAAGGTCACATGCAACAAGGGGGTATCAGCATTCATCCTGACTCACCTATCTGATGCAACAGACACGATCTTTGAGATGGTGAAACGATTCCAAGACTACTGCCCACCACAGATGGTGCCGACCCTTACCGGCGACAGTGGACGCAAGCTCACATTCGGCAATAAGGACTCAGGGTACCGGGTAGGTACTGCAGGCAGTAAGGCAGTCGGACGTAGTAGCAACATACAGTTCTTCCACGGATCAGAGGTAGCCTTCTGGCCCCATGCTGCAGATCATGCTGCCGGTGTGATGAACGCAATGCTGTCTGAAGGCGTAGACACAGAGAACTATCTTGAGTCTACCGCTAATGGGATGGGCAACTACTTCCACACGCAATGGCAGGCAGCAGTCAGCGGTCAGAGCCTATTCAAGCCAATCTTTATACCGTGGTTCCTGCAGCCAGAGTACATGACATCCACCCTGCCTGAAGAGTGGGAACGATCACCAGAAGAAGAGAACCTTGTCGTCAACTTCAACCTGCGTGACAGTCAGTTGGCATGGCGTCGCAACAAGATCGTTGAGCTGTCAGGCAATGGCATCGACGGTTCACGGCTCTTCATGCAAGAGTATCCATGCTACGCAAGCGAAGCGTTCCAGATGACGGGTGAAGCAGGCCTGATACTTCCTGAAGACGTACTCAAGGCACGCAAGATCTCGTCGGTATCATCTATTGGGCCGCGAATCATGGGCATTGATCCAAGTCTAGGTGGCGACAGGTTCGCCATCGCATTAAGACAAGGCAGGGTGCTTGAGGATCTAAGGTACAAGCGTGGAGATGACGTGAAGACATTCGGTCAGCGCGTGACCTTCTGCATAAACTCGATCAATGAGCTGCAACCTGACGTTGTATTCATCGACATGGGCTATGGCGCCGACCTTGTGGACAGGTTGAGAGAGCTAACACGAGTAGACATACGCTGCATTGCCTTTGGTGGTGCGGCAATCAAAGACGAATACTACATCAACAAGCGTGCAGAGATGTACGGTGAGTTCAATAACTGGCTGACCAAAGACAACGAACAGGTTCAGATCATAGATAGTGATGAGCTTCAAGCAGACCTCTGCGCTACGCTGTACACGACAGACTCAAACGGCAGATTACAGCTACTACCCAAGGCTGTGATTAAGACTAAGCTCGGCTTTAGCCCTGACCTATCAGACGCAGTCGTATTGACTTTTGCAGAGCCTGTCGTAAACTTTAGTGGAGGCCGCAAAACTTCCCGCCCTAAAATACACGGTAATACATAATGTTTGGAAATGATGGAAAGCGAAGAGATGGTAATGGTGGTTGGCCCGGCGACTGGAGTGGTGGTGGATGGCCCGGCGGTGCCGGAGGCGATCAGCCTTCGCCCGGCTCTGCCGCAGATCGTGGAGAGATATATAACAATGACGGCACCAGAACCTACGGTTCAACCGGCTATGGAGGGAGCGACCCGCGAGGCAGGGTGTCAGGCGCAGGAGATCTCTATGATAATACAATGCATGGGGTTGATATTACCGTAAACGATTGGGTGGCAGCCGGTCATAACTTTGGTGAATTTGATGCTTTTAGTAAATCCTTAGCGGCCCTTGAAGGGCAGCGTGGAACTCAGTCTGGCTATGACCAAGTAAGGAGTATGCTTGACTCGAAAGGGTTTAGATATTCTGCGGGTCAGATTGATTACTGGAAGTCTAACGAGGCTCCCCCGCCGCCACCCGTTGTCGGTGGTGGTGCAGAGCCTGATGCCCGTCCGCTTACCGACCAGATTGAAGATGAGGCTGATGTAGACCGCGATGAGGTTACGCCCCCCGGAGACGGCTTGGATGACACGGTTCATGTTGATCCAGAAGATGAAGAGACAGCCCCTGAAGACGCAACCACCATTGAAGCGGTTGATCAGGTCACCAAAGACACTGTGATTGACAGAACGCCCCAATATGACGAAGTTGAAGAGGCAAGAGTCCTCAATAACTTTGTGCCTGACACACCTGAGAACCAAGTAAAAGATCCTGTCACTGGTCAGCTATTCGCTAACTCAGCAGCAGCACGCAAGGCAGGCATTACCAATTGGGTGTATGCAGACGACCACAACCCACCACCAATAGTGTATGGCGATCCTGATCGACCTTTGCCGACTCCGGGTGGGGATGATGATCCGAATGATGGCACCTTTGAGGCGACAACTAAGCCTTGGGCGCCCGGTGATCCAAATGCACCGCCACCAATAAAGATGCCAGTTGCCGGAGGCTCTAATGCCAGTGCCGAAGAGATTAGAAAGCAAGAAGAAGCGATAACAATATTTAGCAAAGCCAATGGTGGTGGATAATGAGTAACAAAGCGAATCAGATCGTTGGTGAGTACGCCCGACTAGATGCTGCGAGAACACCGATACTACGAGACTTTCAGGACATCGCACGATATGTTCTACCAAGTCATGCCTACTTCACTGATGAGAAGGTTGTCGATGGCAACTCAGAGAAGCAGCTTGATGTGTTTGACTCGACTGCTATGCGATCCAATGAGGTTCTAGCGAACTTCCTGCACAGCGCTGTCACGCCTGACTACCTATGGGCATTGCTACGACTGCGCGACAAGGATCTCGACAAGGCTAAGGCTACCAGAGAATACTTTGAGACTCAGCAGGTGAAGATCTTTGAAGCACTTCGTGAGTCCAACTTCGTCACAAGCATAGCTCAGCTCTACTTAGACTTGGGCGCGTTCAACACTGCAGCGATACACGTTGAGGATGACTCGACAGATGCAGCGTTTGGCAGGCTAAAGTTCACCAACATACATCTCAAGAAGCTCGTGTTCAAAGAAGGCACGAACGGCAGAGCAGACTATGTCATGGTTAAGGAGTTAATCTCAGCAGTAAATGCGGTTGACCTATACCCTGACGCGGTAATGCCGAAGGTGCAGGCAGCAGCAGAGAGCGACAACGATAGGCATAAGGACTTTGAGTTCATTATATCTTGTGAGCCAGAGCGCCTGAATGGTCGCACCACTGGATATTATGAGACAACCATTGTTAGTGTTGAAGACAAGACGGTTGCTCACACAAGAATAGATGCCAAGATCCCTTACATGGTACCGAGATGGCAGCAAGCTGCCGGGCAGGTATGGGGAACAGGGCCGGGCATGAGATCATTGCCTGATTGTCGCGTGATCAACAGAGCTAAAGAGCTCGAGTTGAGTGGATGGGAGCAAGACATCAATGAAGGCTACAAGACAACGCCTGACAACTTAGTTGACGATGAGTTATTCCGTACCGGCGTGACCATTGTGAAGGACGTTGATAAGTTAAGAGCATTGCGTGAAGGTCAGATCTCATGGCAGGTTGCTCAGATCAAAGGTGAAGAGATCCAGAACTCAATCCGATCAATGTTCTACGAAGACCGTCTGGTTATGCAGAGCAGTGGTGGCGATACAGCAACCGAGTTCAAGATCCGATACGACTTATTGCAACGACAACTGGCACCAACTGCAGGCAGATTAACTGTTGAGCTATTGAACCCGTTGATCGAGCGCGTATTCACTTTGATGTTGCAGGGTGGTGCGCTAGATGAGCTGCCACCAGAGTTGGCTAATCAAGAGCTTGACATAGAGTACGTCTCACCATTGAGTAAGTCTCAAGGTATGCCGCAGCTTGAAAGCTATGAGAGATGGCTTGGTCTTATCATGAACACAGCGCAGATGTATCCTGAAGTCCGGCACCTACCTGACATTGAAGCAGGCCTGCGTAACGCTGCAGACGTGCTTGACGTGCCTAGTGCTAACGTGAAGAGCGAGAAAGACTACGCTGCAGCGCTACAGGCTGAGCAAGAAGCTATGCAGCAACAACAACAAGCAATGCAACAACAGGAGCAGCAAGCTAATGGCCCAACGCAATAGCGTTAAGATACCGGCATCACCACTACGTCTCGCAACAGAGAGGTACATGGGTGGTCAGGGTGGCTTTGAAGAGTATGTAAAAGAGCTGCAGAAAAGTATTAACACGAGAATTGACGCACCAACAGAGTATGAGCGCGGAGTGCAAGAAGGTATGCGCCGAGCCCATATTGATTTAATCCAAACCTATGAGAAAGTAAGATGAGTGAAGCCGCAACGACATTCCAAGCAGGTACCGAAGGATCAGCAGAGCCTTCAGTAGCACCTTCAGTAGCGCCAGTAGCGTCTGTAGCAGTAGCAGAACCACAAGCGCCAATCATTCAAGCGACAGAGGCAGCGTCTGCAGCATCGCCAGAAGAACGGGCATGGCTTAGCGCCGACTACCGTGAAGACGCACGACTGAGTAAGTTCGCAAACGCTGATGACTTGGCTAAGTCCTACATTGGTGCCGAGTCACTGATCAGCAAGTCAATACGCATACCCGGACAGGACGCAAGCGACAAGCAGCGTGCAGAGTTCTATGCGAAACTTGAAGAGGTACCGGGGGTTTCTCGCATACCGACAGACCCGCAAGACCAAGAAGGTTGGGATAAGTATTACAATCGGATGGGTAGACCGGCATCGTCGGACGAGTACAGCGTACAAGATCCTAACATCCAATCACTGCATCACTCTATTGGACTGAGCGAGTCTCAATCTGCTAGATTGCAGCGTGCAGAGGCAGAGCGGACAACCGCAAGCAATGATGCAGCCAATGCTCAAGCCGTTGCTTCTGGTGATGCTTTGAATGCTGAGTGGGGTGAGGGAGCACAACGCAATTTTACTAACATTAAGCTAGCAGCAATGCAGTTTGGTGGTGAGTCGCTTATCAACGAGCTCAATACGAACCCTGCTATCGGCAATAACATTCCATTGATGAAGGCTCTCGTCGCTGTCGCTGAGACGATGGGTGACAAGGGAGTTCCATTAAGCTCTGCAGCAGCCAACTTCAATATGACAGTCGATCAGGCCAACGAGCAGATCGTAGAACTCAGGAACAATCCTGCGTATGCAGCTCGTGAACAGTGGGCTGTAGATAGAATGAGTTTATTATATAAAAAATCTACACCGAAATGATTGACGCACTCTGATTTAGGCCACAAACTCAGGGTACAAGGTAAGTGATTACTTTGTCTCTCTTGTTGATTGGAGATCCACCGCATCCGTAAGCTGCGGTGGATTCTTTCAACAGACAACTAAGGACAACCCTCAACGGCCCTTAGAATAGGTTGCACTACTGCACGCAGACATCGCGTTAGCTGTCAGACAGGCCCTCACGGATAACCTCTCGATTAATCGTTTATTTATTAACTTAATTGGAGGCCGAAAATGGCTTATACACCTGATGTCGCATGGGTACGCCAGTACACCGACGACGTATTACACTTAGCCGCGCAACGTGATTCACGTTTACGCAACACCGTTTATGAAAAATCAGTCACAGGTCGATCTTTAGAAATTGATCGAGTTGGACAGGTTCTTTCTTCAGCAAAGGCTTCACGCCACGCTGCAACACCCGAAAGCGAAGTACCTCATACCAAACGACGTGTCAATATGGCAGATCGGCATTGGGCTGAGATGATTGATAAGACGGACGAGGCTCGGATGCAGATTGATCCACGAGTTGCGTACCAGAAAGAGCTTATGGGTGCTTACAACGTAGACTTCGATCAGGTCATCATTGACGCATTGGGTGGCAATTCTATTGCTGTCGCTGCCAATGGTACCGAATCAAACGTCACTCTTGGCTCAGGCCAAACAATCGTTCACGGTTCAGCCGGTATGACTGTCGCTAAGTTGCGCTCAGCTCGTGCTAAGTTTCTTGCCGCTGAGATTGATATGGCATACACCAACTGCTTTGTAGCCCTTACCGGCAAACAGCAAATGGAACTGCTTAGTGATTCAGAGCTAACAAGCGCTGACTACTCTCAGATCTTACGTCTAATCGACGGCGATCTTGGTGGTAAGTTCATGGGCTTTAGCTTCAGAACCACTGAGAAGTTGGCTGTAGCCTCAAGCATTCGAGACTGTTTTGCCTACACTGACCAAGCGGTATGCTTGGGTGTAGCGAACGATCTCTCTGTTGAGGTTGATCGTCGCCATGACAAGTCTAACTCGCTGCAGATTTATGGTGAGTGGACTCGTGGAGCGGTTCGTGTTGAAGAAGTTCAAGTCGTTAAGATTGAGTGTTCTGAAGCATAAATGTCTAGCAAGACGCAATTAGCAAACGCCTCGTTCTCCTTATTGGGGATCGAGGCAACGCTGAATGTTGACGACGATCAAGGTGATGAAGCTATCGCCTTTCGTGGTCTCTATGACATTACGCGTTTAGAAGTGCTACGAGCTACCTCGTGGCGCTTTGCTATGCGTACTGCAGAGCTCCCTGAGAGCACTAGCACCGCAGGAATAGGATTCACTAAGGCGTACCAACTACCGACTAACCCTAAGTGCTTACAAGTCGTCAAGATTAAACTTGAGGCTGATGAGTCATGGTCAAGGTACGGTGAAGAGATACACGCCAATAGAGCTCCAACAATTGATTATGTGGCTGATGTAGGTGTTGCTGAGTTTGACGCAACCGCTACCTCTGCCTTGATGTATTTAATCGCAAGCCGTCTAGCCATCCCTCTCAAGGGCAGCAGCACTACAGGTGAGCGATATTTTATGATGTACAAAGACACGATGATCGAGGCCCGACAGTCCAACTCGCAAGAGCGCGGACGCCCGGATAACTCACGGCTATCACTAACTAACGCAAGATTCAATGGCATACGATAAACACCATGTCGAGAGTACGCCCGTTATTTAATAACTTCGTAAGCGGTGAACTATCACCGTTAGTAATGGGCCGTGTTGACTCACCCCAATACCGAACTGGATGTAAGACGCTAAACAACTGGCTACCTGACCGTCGTGGTGGCGCATACACACGCCCACCGCTGAGATACCAAGGTGGCACCAAGGATAACAACGAAGCCCGGTTCATCCCTCATATCGTATCTCGTGACATCGCCTATATTATAGAAGCGACTGCAGGCAAGCTAAGGTTCTGGAAGGATGGAGCTCTTGTTCTCACCCCCGGCACCAGTAATGCCGTTGAGGTTACAACACCTTATACGACAGCCGACGTATTAGACATCCAGTACGCCCAAGCCAATGACGAGATATTGTTCGTTGTTGACGGCAAGAACCCACGAAAACTAGTACGCAACTCAGGTACCTCATGGACACTGAGTCAGCCGGTATACAATGGCGCACCGTGGAACGGTAACGCAGATGGTGAGCCCGGCGGTTTCCCTCGGACGATCTGCTATTTTCAGCAGAGATTAGTGTTCGCCGGACGCATTGCAGATCCGCAGACGATCTGGATGAGCCGTACAGCAGACTTCACAGAATTCGCGGCGGGGGCAACCAATGCAAATGATGACCCTTTGACTTTAGTTATTGCGGCTTACACTCAAGAGCTCATTCAATGGCTGTCTCCGTCACGGGTTTTAATTGTCGGCACTACCGGCAACGAGCATCGCATCTTACCTAATGGGTTCCTTGCGCCTGCTAATCCACCAGACATTACCCGTCAATCGAGCTACGGCTCACGATACATACAACCCGTATTCATAGGCACTGAGACTGTATTTGTACAGGCTTCAGGCATTAAGCTGCGGAATTACGGGCTTAACCTACGCTCAAACGTCGAGATCTATGACTCACTCGACCTGACGCTACTATCCAATCACTTCGGTGATCTTGGTTTGAATCAGATAGCCTATCAACAGATCCCTGAGTCAATCCTATGGGCTGTCACTGATGACGGTCAGCTACTATCTATGACCTACGACCCTAGTTTGGGTGGTGGCAACTACGAAGGACTCGGTTGGGCTAAGCACGACATTGACGGCATTGTAGAGTCACTAGCGGTTATCCCTCGACCAAATAAGGACGAGGTATGGCTTTGCGTAAGGCGTGGCGTTACGCGCAACGTAGTTCGTCTTGATGAGACGGTGGATAACTTAGACTTCTGTGCGATTCAAGAAGCAGGCAGCGCATTCACCGTTATCACAGGCCTTGAGCACTTAGCGAATGAAGAGGTAAGCATTATCTTGGATGGTGCCACGACTCCAAACCAGACAGTGACCGCAGGCGGTACTCTGACGGTGCCAAGAGGGGCAAGATATTCTCAGGTAGGCTTGTCTTACTCGTGCATCCTTGAGACAATGCCAATAGTTCCACAAAGTCCTGACGGCTCAAGCCTTGGACGTAACAAGTGGATGGGTGAGATCTATGCGAAGCTGCACGAATCATACCCACCACTAATCAACGGTAAGCGTGCAGATACACGTCACCCGTCAACACCGCAAGGTCAGCGAGAGCCGTTTATTACGGGTGATGTTAAAGTGCATAACTTAGGTAAAGGCAACAACGCCACTATTAGAATTGAGCAGGACGTACCATTCAAGTCGTATGTGCTTGCCCTACATGGCAACTTGGAGGTCGGCAATGAATAACTTGCAGGCAAATAGCGAGACAATCAGTGAGCTGCAGTCGTATCGTGCTGAGCTTGCCGCGATTGAAGAAAAGATGATGCGGCAGCCGCAGCAGACAGGCCTGAAGGTGACCGAGATGGTTCTTGGCGGTATCTACGTCCGAAGCCTATTCATCCCTGCAGGCACCATTCTGACCGGCATGATCCATAAAAAGGACTGCATCAACATTCTAGCGAGTGGCGTGATACAAGTCTGGACAGAATCGGAAGGCATAATATCAATCAAGGGCTTTGAGATGTTTAAGTCCGAAGCAGGCAGTAAGCGTATCGGTAAGACGTGGACTGACGTGCATTGGGTGAACGTGTTTCCCGTCGATGAAGGTGTAGATTTAGATGACATGGTGGCCCATGTAGCCACGATGGATTATGATGATCCACTTATCGAGTGCGATGATATGGAGAAAATACAGTGAGCGTCGCAGTATCGGCTCTGGCGGTAACTGTCGTGAGCGGCGTGTATAACGCCTCGGTACAAAGAGGTGCGGCTCGTGACGCCCGAAGACAGGGCGCAGCCAATGCAGCAAGCATATTAGGGATGGCAAGACGCAATAACGAGCTATCCTTAACCGCAGCAGACTTCAACGCAGATACGACGATGATGATTGCCGGTGCAAACGCCGGAGCTATACGTCGCAACGCGCAGCGTAACGCCGAGCTACTCACAATTGAGTATGTAGAGGAAATCCGCAGGCATGTTCGTGGCGAGAAGCAGCTTGCAGGGTCAATTAGATCAGGCGCTGCAGCAACAGGATTCGCAGTCAACCAAGGTACGCCGCTACTATTCTTATCGAACGAACTTGATGAAGCAGAGACAGAGCGAAACTTTATAAAAGATCGCGGCGTAATGACCGTGTTCAATTATCTAGCTCAAGAGAATGACCGAGCTAACGTAATTATGATGACTGGCTCTCTTAATGCAGCCGCCATACGATTCAACGCAGGAATAGAGGCAGAGATATACTTGAATGAGCAAACTGGCGCAGCCGACGCAACTCGATCTAGGGGTAATTCAGCGGCAAAGCAGCTTAACGCACAGTCCTACGGAACTATTTTAAGCACGATTGGTAGCGCCGCTAGCCAAGGTGCGAGCATTTACGGAAATTATAAGGCAGACATCGCCAATACAGGTTACACAACCTCTGGCGCGGGTGGAGGTGATTAATGAAATTAACTCAATTTAAAAATACGACAAACACCTCAATGGCAAGCGCGAGGACTAGCGCGGCCTTGATTGGCAACGTCACTCCGCACAGGGTAAGAAACGAACGGTTCATCCCTGAACGCACGGTTGGCATGGCAGTTCAAGAGGGCAATACGAAAGTAAGAGTGGCTGAGCAGATCGCAGGCACTGTGCTTGGCGTGATGGACGGCATAGCAACTCGGCGGCAAGCACTTGCGGTAAAGGTCGAAGAGGCAGAGTTTAGGTCACAGGCATCGAGAGCCGTGAACCAGTACCAGAGGGATGCAGCAAATATCCGTCGTGGACAGATGCAGCAGCCGATCACTGAAACCTCTAAAGACGGTAAGCGAACCATATTGTCTGATGGATTTGCTGATCAGTACGACCAAGGCTCTTCGTCGGCAGCCGAGCTTATTTACGAGAGCGGCCTAACAAACGAACGAGCTAAGGTGTTGTTTGAGGCTGAGAGGTTTAAAATTGACTATAAGCACAGCGAGGACATCTTTAACTTCAATAGCGACGCTAAAATTGAGACTGCAAAACAGGACTCATTGGAGCTATTAGAGGACGCTCCGACAAAGGGGATGATTAAATCCACCATTAATGACATGGTTGAAACCGGGCTTATTCTGCCTAGTGACGCACCGGCCCTTGAGCGCGAACACGTCCAGTCATTAAATACCCGCAACACCATAGGCAGGCTAGCGGTTCTTAATGAAAGTTCAGATGACGCAGAGATGGAAGACGGTGAGTTCTACAGCAGGACTGAGCAAATTTATAACGACGCTACCGAACAATATATCAACAACGAAATTAGCTCAGCTCAATATAAAGTGATCGAGTCAAAAGTTAAGTCTGTTGATGATAGCCGATCCGTGATGGTCGAGCAGCAGAGAGAGTACAACACGTTCCTATTCTTGCAGGGCATGGCAGTGCAGTCAGTCCAGACTGGCCGTGATGCAACAACAACTGCGGCTTTAACTATACAAGATCCTGCCGCGATAGCGCGGATGGTCAAGACTATGGGTGTTGAGAACACTATGGGCATCATAAAGACCATGAACGCTATGGTTAAGGGTGGCGATCCTGACCACCGTGTCGAACAGGGAGCACTTACACTTATTAATCAGTACCGGCAGACAGGGTTGTCTGAACACTACAATGAAGCTAATGCATTCTTGAATGACAATGCAGGCAGTCTTGGCTCTCACACCATGCGCACAGCTCTCACGACTGCACGAAACAACGGGCAAGCCAAGCGATATAAGAGTCTCAAGTCACTAATACAAGGCACCGTGTCAAGCAGACTACCTCGAACAGACAGAAATGGTAACGAGACAGGCCTTGCTATTCAGGAAGAGAATCGTTGGTTGGCTAGGGCTACACTATTGCTTGACGCAGAAGATAAGCCGAACGCTGATGGCACAATGCCGGAGCCGGTAGATCTCAACGCTTGGTTCTTGGATGAGATACTTCAGGGTACCAATATTCCTAGTTATGGTGGCGATGGTTTGAAGTCGTTTGATATGATTAAAGCCCATAAGTATGTGCATGACTTCACAGAGTTAAATGTTAATGGCGCTGCAACAGACACGTTCCCAACATCTTCAGGCGAGTATTTGAGGCTTCAGGCTTGGGCGGCTAAAGAGAAGCAGAACATCGACGTGGTAATGCAGTTTAAAGGACTACTCAAGGTTGATAGCATTGTAGATATACTCTCTCAAGAGACTAGAGATCACCTCAGCATCAAGACAGTAACTGACAAAGACGGAAACCGTGGCTATGAATGATAACCGTATAAGCCCTATTGAAAGCTACGTCCACGGACGCCGAGCAGCACTTCCAGATGAAGGACTTCCAGATGAGTTTGAGTCATCTGACTTTGAGCCTACCGGCTCACCATCTACAGACGAGTCTGTCCTGAAGACTCAAGGGGATTTTATCGGCCTTGCGAAAGAGGTATATGCAGCCGACAGAGCATCTCAAGAAGCTACCTATGCACGCAACGAGTCACAGGGCGCGAAGCAGCCACCACTGCCGCCGAGACTAGAGTCCGACGAAGACTTTGGAGACTACGGTGTTAATTATGCTGCGTCGTACAACGCAAACCTGTCTAAGATGATTATCGACTGGTCTGTGATGAGCAAACAAGATCCCACTACAATAAAGTCGATGATGAAAATGATCGACGCCTATGACCAGACAGACATCACTCTAAAGCAATTCGGCAGAGGGTTGGCATATACCGCCGCAGATCCTTTAGCGTGGGTCGGCCTTGCAAGTGTCGCGGGTATTGCTGCACGAGGCATCGCAAAGAATACTAGCAAAACCTATTTCAGACAGTTGTTGAAAGGGATTGCAGACAAGCCGTTATTGCCTATAGCAGTATCGGTTGCCGAGAACGCAGGATACTCTGCCGCAATGGGCGCAGCAGATGAAGATCTACGCGCTACAGCAGAAGGAAGGGAGTTTGACTCATCCACTCCTGCTTATTGGGCGGCAGGTGGTGCGGCAATGGGCGGTGCATTCGCGGGTGCCGGTCACATAGTCGCTCGGCATGGCCCGAAGGCAGTAAAAGGCCTGCGTCAAACATTCAAGGGATGGACTGGTGGTGACGCCAAAACAACCCTGACGGACAGCAGGGCTGTTGCCGCAAGTCATGGTAACGTGGAAGAGATTACCTTCGACGCTTACAATCCCGCAGTATTCCCTGAAGAGATGACTATAGACGATCTTGCAGACCGCTTGAACCTTGATGAGAATCAAACTCAAAGCATCGTAGACGCTTACATGGTATCGCTTGGCGGCAGAGAGCCGAACACGCTTGATCCAAACTTAGCGCAATTACCGGCACCCACAAGGCTGCCTGATTCCGGCACTAGCCAAACTCCAACGCTTCCGAATACGGGCATTGGTCAAGCACCAACACTGCCCGGATCAGGGATAGGTCAGGCTACAACACTTCCGACTGTGGGCATTGGTCAAGCGGCGACATTGCCTGCAGGACAAAGGTTGCTGACGCAAGAACAAACAAGCTCAATCACTGGTGAAGCGGTAAAGCACGCTGATGCACCTACGAGAAACCTAATACCCCTCAAGATTGATGAATTAGGAATGCACTCTCATGTTGAGAGTGTGATACGCGGAGATCTAATACCTCAGTGGTCGAAGAAGTCAGGTGCAGGCGCACTCAGCAAGACTGGCGATACTAATGAGGCTGTGTCAGGACAAAAGATCTTTGCCGATCTGAAAAGGGCGTCCGGCGTAAAGGCTGAAGAACTTGAATGGCTTGGCATCGAGAAGTACCTTACCGAAGATCCAAAGAAGAAGTTTACTCAAGAAGAAGTTGTGCAGTACACCCAAGATCACATGGTTCGTGTTGAGCAGGTGACTGCAGATAATACGCTACCTTATAACGAAGATCCTAGAGGTGCAGCAGACTTTGTGATGCCGGAGCTTGAGCTAGACCGAAGACCGAGTCAGCCGCGAGATATTGTAGCTGACTATATGGAGGACTACGATGCAGGGGTAATCAATCCTGAGTTTGTGGACACGGCGCGGTGGTGGGAAGAAAACCCTGACGGAACCGACGCGGGTTTGCGCTATCATTATGAGTTCATGGCACAGAAAGACGCAAATCTGACCTATAATGAATCGCCTAATTACGTCTATAATGGTGCTTACGGCAATGAGTATATAAGTGTGTCAGGAAACGATATTTCCGGGTACCGGGCAGAACTAAGCGGGATTGATCTTATTAACGAAGATGGTTATACGCTACAAGAGGCAGAGCACGCGATAGCAGAAGCATTGGGTGACATGAACGATATGGCCTACAGCATGAGCGGCGACCAGAACCCTAATAAAACTCATTGGGGCAATATGGTGACTGATGGTGAGCATGACAACTACCGTGAGCTAAAGATCATATCGCCTGATATTGATGGCAGCTACAAAAAAGAAGACCACCTATTTCCTGATGAAAACATCGTGGCATTCTTGCGAGTGACAGACCGAAAGTTGGCAACATCTCCCGGCGGCAAGCCTGTCAGGACTCTGATGATTGACGAGAACCAGTCCGACCTGCACTCAGCAGGATCAAAGCATGGCTATAGCAAGGGCTTAGATCCTGACGACATGCTGTCAGATAGGTACAAAAAGAGAAGGGCCTTGAATGAAAGCCCGGAGATGCTTGAGCTTTTGACAGAGCTTGATGTGGATCGTATTGGTGGTAACTCAGAAGAATATACAGGGCCTCTCTCAAGGCATCTACTGGAAGTGCTGTCAGAATCGCCGGAAAATCGCGCTTCGCATATAGCAAACAAGATTGAAGCAAGAGATGATAACCTGAAGGTGTTGATGGCATCGCGAGATCTTAGGTCGTTCAACGCCGACGGATCAAGGCCTAGCAATATACCTGCTCAATATAAAGATATTAATCTCAACATTAAGGCAGCGCAAGGCCTCAGATCGTTCTATGTGAAACTTCAGGAACTCGTCGCAGAGGGTAGCGACAAAATAAATATAATTGAGCCTTTAGTGAAAGGTGTGAACGATGTCTCAAAAGCATTGGACGCAGAACTAAAAGGCCCACCAGATGCGCCATTCAAGAAGAAGGCATGGATGAGGCTCTCACTAGCAAGAGCGATGATCCAAGCCAAAGATGAAGGCTACGAAGCAATAGCATGGCCCAACGGTAATGTGCTGAGTTCACGGTACATGAAGAAGTACGAGAAGGGATACAAGGCACAGTATGACAGAGAGCATGGCAAGATCGTTAAGTCTTTGACAGGACAGAAGGCTGAGTTGATTTCGCTCGTTGATGGCGGTACTCCAACTCAGGTTGACGAGCATGGCTACTGGTCGATACCACTTACAGGCAAGAAGAAAAGCTATTCTCAATTCTCAATCCCTGCACTTGTGGCGGCAACGGCTGCAGAGCGCGAAGAACAAAATGAGGTCACGAACTAATGCCATCAATACCTAAAGGCGTGGTTAGCAAAGCAGCACGAGCCGCTGAAGGCGCTGTCGAAGGCGCTGTCGAAGGCGCTAGTAACCTGATCGACGATACCCTTGAAGGTGCCGGTAATATTGTCGACGATGTGGTCGGTGGAGCTAAGGCACTATATGACGATGTTGTAGGCAGCCCTAACCCTGACGTGGCACCAGAAGCGCCTGTGACAGGCCGTAGAGATACTCTTGATACAGCTAAGCTAATGCAGTTGCCAGAAGTTCAGGCAGCTCTTGAAGGTAATGGCATCGATGCAGCGGTCTATCCTGAGAAGTCAGGGCTTCCAATGGATCGTGCCGACAAAGCAGTTCAGCTTGGTGACGATAAGCGTGCAAGCACGATGGTTCCTACAGCTAAGGTGACAAAAAAGAATCCAATAATTGCCGACCCTGTCAAGGACGTTTTGACGGTAGGTCGCGAGTCTCTTGCCAATGCAGAGCCGAGAGTGGCTAACCTTATTAAGGCTTACCCAAACTATAAGGCGGGGCCTAACCCAGAAGACTCAGGACTTGTGGTCGATGACTTCACCAAGCATATTGTAGACAACCTACTTTACTTGCATGACGAGGTTGACGACGTGACAAGACAGAGAAGCTCGATGTGGTATGACGGTGGTCGGGCGCTATCTGAGCGATACGCAGAGCAGTTCAGCGTGAATGAGGAAACTATCGCCGGAATGATCGCAGTACAGTCTCCGCAGCGTGACTGGTTTATGAACGTATCACTTGGAGAGAGGGTGGTCAGTGCGCTATCAGAAAGCCAAGAGTTTGTCTTCGATGATGCTATGCAGAAGGTCGTTGAAAGAATATACGCTAAGCCCGTGTTCGCGGGGATGATTGAAGGCATCACAGGCAAAGCCCTTAAAGACGTACACCCATTATTTAAGTCAGGTTGGATTAGGGCGTATGACGAAGCACACAACGCAAGAACCCATAGGATAATTACACCAGAAGGCGAGTTTGCGGGGGATCGGTTAACAGGCAAAGGCAAGCCAATGGAGACCGCGTGGGGGTCTTTGTCGCAAATATCAAAGGCCGTGAGTATCTACAATGATCCATCCCCCCAGAATATTAGCGATCAACTGGGCAATGCCCATAAGGTTAGGAACTTTTATAATAACATTGTGAACCCTCACGGGGCTCATGGCGACGTCACTATTGACACTCATGCTGTCGCTGCAGGTCTGTTGAGGCCACTATCAGGAAAGTCTATCGAGGTTCAACACAACCTTGGTGCCGGGGTGTCTGACTCGCTTACTGGCGCCAGAGGAACCTATGGGATCTTTGCTGATGCCTACAGGATAGCAGCCGCGCAACGTGGTATACTTCCAAGACAGATGCAGTCCATCACATGGGAGGCTGTTCGCGGACTATTCCCGGCGGCGTGGAAGTCAAACAAAACCAACGTAAAAACCACTGAAGATATGTGGAAACAATACCAAACAGGAGCAGCAAGCTATGAAGAAGCAAGAGGCAACGTCGTTGAATACGCCGGAGGAATCAACCCACCAGAGTGGGCAGAATCTAACATTACAGGCTCTGGAGCTGTCATCGATTCCAGTTACGAGAGCGAACTATCTGGACTACGACTATCCAGACGGGGTCCCAAGTCCTTGGACAACCGAAATGGAACTGGAGTTGCCAGAGACGCTGCAGGACTTGAACGCAGTAGACGTTTAGAGTCTAGCTCTATCGGCTCTGAAGTTAGGGGTGACGACAGTAGTTTAACCAAAGATGGTTCGTCAATGACGTACCGTAAGATTGGGGGTAAGAAGTAATGCCAAGCGCACCTAAAGGAACTGTAAAGCAGGCCGTTGGCTTGATTAAGTCAGGGGTTGATGCAGCTAAGTCAGTGTACAACGATGTAGAGGCAGGCATTGTCGGCGCATTAAAGAGCGAAGACCTGAAACGACCAGACAACCTTACGCCGAACGAAGTTAATGATATAACTACGAGGTTGGCACCAGAGCCAATGGCGAAGGAAGCAATAGACAACGCAGATAGGAGTGTAAATTCTGACCGGCACGAGTCACGCAACTTCAGCCTACATGCTATCGACGGTGCTGATGATATTAAGGCAATGATGGACTCGCCGTTCTTATGGGATGGCCCGGTGGGATCGCTATCAAAAAACCCTGCTGACCACCAGACGCACGCTGAAACTGTCAACAAAGCGCTTGCAAACAGCCAAACTGTCAGCCAATGGCTGAAGAAAGGCAAGAGCATTCGCACCGCAGAAGAATTAACCAGAGGAAGGCAGTTAATGGTTATGGGCGCAGTTGAGCTCAGAGACGCCTCTAAAGAGATTAAACTTGCTCAAGGCGACATAGCTAAAGAATACAGGTACCGAGCTCTTGTGGCTAAACAGGCGGCCTTGTTCCATGCGTTTACAGGCGCAGCAAATGAGACTGGTCGAGCATTGAACGCACTGAAGATCACGATTGGTACTGATGATCGGATGATGGAGCAGATGAAAGTCGCCATGCTGCAGATGGGTGGCACCAACACAACTCAAAAGATGGCTGATGCTATCTTGAGCCTCGGTGATGATCTAGGCAGGATCACAGACTTTGCCGTACAGAATAAATACAAGCGTAAGACTCAAGCGATCAATGAATGGATCAGCGCGAGTCACTTATGGCAACCGACCACCCATATTGCAAACCAAGTTGGCAATATAGCTTCAACCTTGACTGGTGTTGGTGAGCGATACGCAGCGTCATTCATAGGCAAGGGCAGAGATATGATGTGGAAGAATGCAGGCGGTGAAGGTGTTGTTGATCGCGTTATGTTGCAAGAAGCGAACGCGATGATGCAGGCATTGATTGAGGGCATGGTTAGTGCTCCGAAGATATTTGCTAAGGCATTTCGCGACGCTGAAAAGAATCCAGACTTTCTTATGAGCAAGGGTGCCGTTAAGGTTGATGGATATTTTAAGCCATCTATCTCAGCAGAGAACTTGCTTGGTGAGAATATGAACTCACCTTGGGGCAAGATGATTGACGCCTTGGCACCTTGGATGATAAGAACGCCATTCAGGATGCTCGGCGCAGCAGATGAAGTCTACAAGGTGATAAATTACAATATGCAGTCGTATGCTCACTCGCGCCGGTCAGCATTTCAAGAAGGGCTTGAGTACGGCAGCGAAGAGTACACCGCGAAAGTACATAAGATTCTGTCAGGCGAAGATGAGGTTTACTCAGGAGTAGTTAATGACGCCGCAATTGATTATGCGGAGTTCAACACATTCACTAACGGCCTCACAGACGAGTTCAGCCAAAAGGTGCAGTCAGCAGCAAGCTCGACACCGTTCATAAAAATGTTCTTACCTTACGTCAGAACGCCCACCAACATTGTGAAGTTCGCTACAGAGCGTACATTCTTGGCCCCTGCGACAAAGCAGTGGAGAGATCAGTGGAAAAAGGGTGGTGCCGAGCGTGACATAGCAGCCTCAAAGGTGGCGCTTGGTTCTACGATTCAGGCCGGTGTTCTCCTCGCAATGCTTAATGTCGAGCAGGTTAAGACCTCTAGTGGGGAGACCGTTGAGGTACCACGACCACTAATTACCGGCGCTTACCCAAAGAGCCGGGCGCAACAGAAGATCTGGCAACAGAACGGCATACAGCCGTGGTCATTCTATCGCAATGATGCGTATCACGCATACAATCGAGCAGATCCAATTGGTATGCAGATTGGTATGATGGCGCAGGGTGTCGCTACAGCTCAATCGTTCAACGATCCGTCTGCGCGTGAGACAGCTTGGATGGCTGTCGCGGTAGGGCTTGGCGAATATTACTCTGACAAAGCATACTTCAGAAGTCTTGGCGACATGTTTAACTTGTTTGATGGCAGAAACTCGTCTGCAGACAACTTCAATCGCCTCGTTGGACAGAAGGTAGCGTCGTTCGTGATTCCGAGCCACTTATCGTGGTTGGCTAAGGCAACCGACAATGGGTTCGTAGCTACAACTGAATCAAAGAATGGCACCCTGTCAGAGCATAAGTTCGGAACGCCTGAAGAGCTTGATAAGTTTATGGAGAAGAATCCTGACGCCTCAGTCAGCACTCACCCAATGATGCGTGAGACTAAGACGTCCGGCATGATGAATAACATCATCAAGCAATTGATGAAGCGTTCGCCACTGCACCGTAAAGATCTAAGGGCCAAGGTGGATCTGTATGGCAATGACGTCATCATGGATAGCTTAGATTGGCACGCTTACAACATGAGTGGATCTCGCATGTCTATGATTGAACACAACGATGTGCTGTCGAACGAGTTGTTTGAGCAAGGAATGGGATTCACTGCACCAACAAGTAAGTTGACGTTCTATGTTGAGCAGTACGGTAGGTCTATTGACCTTGATCTCGTGGCAGTTGATCCCGACGGAGAGATGTACTACCAGTGGCAGAGAACTGTCGGCAAAGAAAGATATAAGCTGTGGAGCGCAACCATACGCACGCAGAAGTACGAGGACAGCCGAGAGGGCAGTGACGAGGTTCGCGTAGGTCGAAGATACTGGTTGGCAAGAGATGCTCGGATCGGCAGAGATAACGCCGCAAAGAAGTTTCGTGACCGATATGCTAGAGAACTGAACGAAGCAGGTGTAAAATTACTGGAAAGTGGTGGTGGATCGCTTCAAAAGCCATTCACCGGCAACAAGAAATCTGACCGGCTTGAAAACAACCCATCACTATAAGGCGATACTATGACTATCAGCACACAGAACAACAAAACCACCTTAGTCGGAAACGGATCGAATAAGACGTTTGCATTTACTTTCAAGATATTTGCCACGTCGGATGTCGCGGTCTACGTCGATGACGTTCTAACGACTACTGGCTTTACTGTTTCCGGGTTGGATAATGATAGCGGTGGCAACATCGTATTCGCTGTCGCACCGGCAAGCTCAAAGACGATCACCATGATCCGCTCTATTGAGTACACGCAGGAAGCTGATTACGTCGAGGGTGACCCGTTCAGCCCTGACGTACACGAGCGACAGCTAGATCGTCAAGTGATGATGAATCAGCAGTCCAAAGAAGTGATTGACAGATCCATACAGATGCCTGCCTCTGAAACTAACGGAGTTATATTGCCGTCAAGCGCCTCTCGTGCATCGAGGGTATTGTCTTTCGACAGCTCTGGTGATCTTGAAGCAGGGCCATTAACTCAGGACGTGCAAGCCGTTGCTGATAACGCGACAAATATAAACGCAGTTGCAGCTAACGCGACAAACATTAATTCAGCCGTTGCCAATTCTTCCAACATTAATTCAGCCGTTGCCAATGCCGCAAACATTAACTCTGCGGCGGGTAACTCAGCTAATATAACCGCAGCAGTTGCTAATGAGACAAACATCAATGCTGCAGTAGCGAACGCTACAAACATTAATGCAGCGGTTGCTAATGAGACAAACATCACAGCAACGGCTGACAATCAATCCAACATTAATACCGTTGCAGGCATTGCTGCCAATGTAAACTCTGTTGTAGCTAATGAGACAAACATAAACGCGACAGTAGCAAACGCAGCAAACATTAACACCGTTGCAGGCATTTCCACAGCCGTAACCAATGTAAACAACATAGCTTCAGACGTTAGTGCCGTTAATACCAACGTAGGAAATATAACTGCGGTATCAACAAACAGCGTCAACGTCAACCTTGTCGCAAACAACATTGGCGAGATTTCTGATGTAGCAACAGCACTGGCCTCTCTTGATGAGTTGACTGATCCAGACGGATGGACTAACAGTGAGGACACTTGGGTTTATGTTAACGCTAACAAATTTAAGATAGTTGACCTCGATAGGTCTACACAGCTTCAAGCGGGAACAAAAATACAACTAACGAACTCTACCGTAAAGTATCGCTATGTCGCGTCAGTTGCGGTTGTTGTGGGGGTGTCTACTACTGATACACAGGTGACTCTGCTAGCTAATGCAGGAACCGCTTTGGCTAACTCAGCAATCACCCTACCCAAGTATTCACATCAAGATACCCCTATTGGGTTTCCTGATTGGGGTAGTGGCGACCAGAACTCAGCACTAGCAGTAGAGGTTGCGGCAAATGTAGCTAAACTTGCAGGCATTGAGGTAGGTGCGACTGCTGACCAAACTAACGTAAGTGGCACAGCAGCTACAGTAACTAATGCAGCACAACCCGCTATAACTAGCGTAGGGGTACTTACAAGCCTTGCGGTAAGGGGAGGCGGCGACATAGAAACCAATACAGCAGTCGGCACGAACGCATTAGACGCGAATACTACAGGCGCTAGCAACACTGCAACGGGGTATAATTCGTTAGCAAATAACACTACGGGGTATAATAACGTAGCGACAGGTAAGAGCGCGTTAAATGACAACACTACGGGGCATAGCAATATAGCTTCAGGGGTTACCACGTTAGGTAGCAACACTACGGGTGAAAAAAATACGGCAAGCGGCACTACCGCTATGGCTAATAACACAACGGGCTATAACAACGTAGCCACAGGTTATAGCGCCTTGAGGGATAACACGACAGGGTACGGCAATGTAGCATACGGATACGATGCGTTACATTTCAACACGACGGGCAACATTAACACAGGAGTTGGCTACCTATCGTTACAAGACACCACTACTGGCGGTGCTAACTCAGCGCTCGGCTCTTATTCTTTGCGGAACAATACGACAGGCGATTACAATGTAGCGTTAGGCAACGATACATTGAATGTCAACACAACAGGAACTACTAATACGGCTGTTGGAGTTAGCGCAATGAGGGAAAATACCACGGGCGGCTACAACACAGCACTAGGGGGGAACGTACTATACAACAACACCACCGCATCACTTAACGCTGCGGTCGGGTACTTCGCCATGAACTCCACGACTACGGGGTCGTGGAATGCGGCACTTGGAACATACGCGCTAAGGTACAACACGTCAGGCATTTACAATACGGCGATCGGATATAGCGCCTTGAGGGATAACACGACAGGAACGAGAAACACGGCTATTGGTCAGGGGGCGATGCAAAGCGAAACTACAGCAAGCTACAATACAGCAGTTGGTGAATCCGCTATGACCGCCCTTACAACGGGAACAAGAAACACTAGCCTAGGCAGGTATACCTCGTATACCACAACAACGGGCAACTACAACACTTGCATAGGGTACGGCACAAGGCCAACATACGCTACAGATAGTTACGCTATAGGTATAGGCTATAATATATCAGCGGGTGGCGGGTACTGTACGATAGGCAGCGGCGGCTCGGATATTAGAACAGCGCACGGTGTCGCAGCATGGGGTACGGTATCAGATGAGCGATACAAGAAAAACATTGCAGACGCTACGGCGGGTCTGGATTTTGTAAATGCTCTGCGTCCTAGAACTTGGAACTACCGAGAGCTAGGCGACCTGCCTGAAACATTTAGTTCTTATGAAGAAGGTTCAGCTGAAGTCTTCAAAAACACCAAAACAAATCACGGGTTTATAGCGCAAGAAGTGAAGGCCGTAATTGACGCTGATGAGGGCATTAAAGACGGTTTTGTCCTGTGGGGTGAGCGCGATGATGGTTCTCAAGAATTAGCAGAAGCAGCGCTGATACCAGTATTAGTAAAAGCAATCCAAGAGTTAACAGCTCGAATTAAAACTTTAGAAGAAGGGTAGAACAATGAATGAACTAACAGTAGAAGAAATCGCACAACACTATAGCGCAGCAATGGATAGTGTTAACTTAATCGTAGAGCTAGAGGCTAAGGCCACGCTGACTGAAGAAGAAACCGATGCAGTGTCACGCAACAAAGAACATTTAGGCATCATGCTTGCGAAGGATTACTGGACAACTGAAGACCTAACGCCCTTATCGAATGCTGCATAATTAAATAGCGAGATCGAAGACAATGACTATCAACGTCACGGATGCGGGGTTTAAAGTCGCTGCAATTTCTATGGGGGCATTGAACGCAATCAGCCTGTTCCTGCTTGCGGTTATCTTTTCGGATATTGACGCACTGGAAGCTAAGGACGCGGCTCAAACTCAGTATAATGTTGAGACATACGCCCGGCGCGACGATGTTGAGCTTGATGTAGATCGGATACTTTCTGCCATCAAAGACCTGTCGGATAAATTAGACGCAATTTAGCCATGAACCTAAGCCCACACTTCACCCTTGACGAGTTCGTCCGTAGCGATACGGCTGAGCGCGAGGGTATAGATAACACGCCTAGTGATGCGGTCATTAAAAACCTACACCGGGTGGCTTATACTTTGGAGATAGTCAGGCTTGTGCTTGACGCACCAATCTATATATCGAGCGGGTACAGGTGTTTAGCCTTGAACCGCGTACTCGGATCTGACGACACGTCTAAGCATGTCGAAGGCTCGGCGGTTGACTTTAGGGTGAAGGGCTATACCCCTGAAGAGTCAGTCGAGAAGATCAGGAAAATAGTTGGGTTCAACACACTCATTCAAGAGTTTGGAAGGTGGGTACATTTAGACCTATCTTACGACCTTGAGCACACGGTTTTATTGGCACAAAAAGTAAACAACGAAACGCACTACACGGAGATATGATATGAGCATTCTAAATAAACTTGACGGCATTCAGAAGGGTTGGAAGCGACACAGTACGAGCGCTGTATTCTTGGCTCTCACCGGCGCGTTCGCCACGAAAGGCATTGACCTGTCTTTGTACGTTGAGTCTGCCGAAGCTGTCTACGCTTGGATGAGTACGGGCTATGCAGGCATCATGATTGGTCTAAAGCTAATAGCTGACCGACGTGCAGCATGAGATTAACGGTAATATTCCTCGCCGCATTAATAGCGGGTTGTTCCGGGATGACGATCAAGGAACCAGTGTTCGACAAGAATGGTGACGTCGTCAAGAACATGTTTGGAGGCATCGCCTACCGCAAAGAGCGGCTGTCAAGAACCGCTGTCATCACGCAGGCGGCAGCGCAAAAGTCAATTGCAGCGTCTCAAGCGGTCAAGCAGAAAGAGGGCCAGTGCTCACAGATAATGTCTAAGACCCCCGGCACAGCGCAGGGAGAGTCAGAACAGTTTAGAGCGTTCAGTGCGTGCATATCGCAGCAGTCTACGAGTGAGCTCGTCGCTGTCGCATTGGGCCGCCCAAGATCTGACGTTGAAGCTATTGAACAGAATACTGCAGCGGCAATCAGGATAACTGAAGAGAACCAGACGGCCCGTACAGGCATGATAGGTAAGTACGCCTCTGGTGGATTATTGTCTCTTGAGCTTGGTCGAACCGTCCGTAATGGTCAGAACGCACAAGCAGCACAAAGCATATCAGCCGGTGAGAACGCAGGCGACATAACAGCCAACATCGAATCGAATCAGACAACCACATCTAGCTCCGGCACCGCCGGTCAGGGTGCAGGTGGTGAGAGCGGTTCAGGCACTGGTGGTGACTCTGTTGCCGGATCATCCACAACGACGAGCGGTGATCAGTTCATCGTAGGCCGCAACATCACGAGCTACGATACCGCAGTCAGTGATAACGGAAGAGCGATGATCGACACTAATACGTCACAGATACTAGAGCCGAACGCGAACGGTGCCGTCAATCAAGGCGTCAACATAGATCAGCAACCGATCATGCCCGGCAACACCGGCAACCTATCGAACGATCCAACGAACGGTAGTAATAACGGAACCTTCTAATAGTGGCCGTATCAATGCGAAGTAAACCAGTTCTGATAGTTCACGGGATCGCCACGGACGGTGGTTCTTTATATTTGTTCGGAGAAAGGCTAGGGAGGCTCGGTTATGACGTTCGGTATTACCATTACGAAAAAAGACACTTCTGGTCATACTGGCGTAAGTCGAGCCTGCTTCAAGACGGTGGTAGCCTGCTACACTTCAAGGAATACGAAGAAGGAATGGATGTGGTCGCTCACTCTAACGGTCAACTGGTAGTACAGTCGGCGGTGGATCAAGGCGCCAAGTTCGGCAGGGTGGTGATATTCTCAGGAGCAGGCACGTCCGATAAGTTTGCTTGGCCTGCAGGCAGTATGGAGCAATGTCACTGGTTCGTAAATACAAAGGACAAGGCTGTATGGTGGGGGGCGTTACTTCCGAATCATGTGTTCGGCAAAGCAGGCAGGATTGGCTATGCAGGAGTTCACGACCTACGGCACAAGAACCACAAATACATATATGGAAAGCTGTTCAATATAAACCACTCATTCTGGTTCAGCGAGTGGTCAGACAAGATGATAAGTATTGTTCACGGCCTATTCTCTAAGCCATGAAATACAACAGGAAGCTGTTCAAGTTCAACTCAAGACAGGCGCGTAAGCTCATCCTTGGCAGGCTCGGCATTCACTGGAAGGGTGACATACTGCTACTAGATAACTACAACGGCAAGATGCTCAGCAACCGACTCGATAAGTGGGATTCCGAGCATGTAGTGCCGCTATCCTTAGCGTGGAGATCAGGGTTTGAAGAGCAATACCTTCTGGATAAGAAGTCAGCCATGACTAGGATGAAGCAGTTTGCCAACGAAGAGAGAAACCTGATACCAGTGGCAGCGGGTAGTAACCGTAGCAGGGGATCGAATTCTCTGTGGAACTGGCTACCATTGAACACACACTACATCCCGATAAGGAACGCGCTAGTTCGTAGTATGTATGCCGACTACGGGTTGAAGTTAACTAAGACTCAACAGTGGGCAATGGATTGGTCTGACGCTAAGATTCTAGTCAAGTATAAACATGGGATCAGAATGAACGGCGTTAGAGCTTGGTTGATTGACAAGGGCCTGCACCGAATCCTTATGCCATAGGTGGACTGATAAGG